TTGAAGTTTTAGATACAGAAACTCGGCTTGTGATTGGGTTAGAACCCCAAGTTGCATCACTTAACTTAGCTGAAAGTGCAGAAACAAATTCATCTATACCCGCTGATCCTGTAAATTCTACTGTCAATGGATCTGAAAGTGTTGTTTTACCTTTAACAGTTTCTTGAATTGTGAATGAATTACTTCCTGCGGTTGCAAAACTTGAGAATGAGCTTAAAGAAACAATTTCTGTTGCTCCTGATAATCTACGGGCATAAATTTTAAAGTTTGCCATGTTTGGATTATCATTTGTTGTTTGCTCTTCAATGTTGTATTTTACATACAATGAATTCTGTGTTAAATTAATGCCGCCACCTGATGCATCTAAATTCTTTAATGCTTCAGCGTTTGAACCGTACAATGGAGCAGACTTTTCAGTCCAGCTGCCAGTTGCGCTGTTGTATACTTTAATTCTCCAACGAGCACCTAAATTTGGTTCTGTTGTTTTGACCCATACAGATCCAGTTGGGACGCCTTGAACGCTTGAACTTGAACGTTTGAAATCTGGAACTGTATAGTGTGGGCTAATCTTAAGTGTTGGAGCTTTAAAAGTTCCAGTTGTTCCGTAGCCTGTTGGCGTTGGAACTAGTCCTAGTTTTTGTACACTGGTTCCGCTTACTGAAAAATCTAAACCTGTTGTATATAGTTCTAAACGATTATTAATAATTGCTGCAGTAATACCGTGTGCATCAGTTTCATCGCCACCGCCTTGACTAACAGTATTAATGTCAGTTACTAATGATGTCAATGAAGTATGACCAGTGTAGTTGTTTGTGTTTCCATCAACTGTGATAGATAGTGTATCACCAGAAAGCAATGTTGGGTTACTAATTCCGCCTTGTGCAGCAGGCCAACTTGCGACCCAGTTAGAAGAACCAACTTCTACCCAAATACCTGCTGAAGTATCTGTTTTTGCTTTTTTAAACCATAAAGAATATTCAGCATCTTTTGAAACAATAGCATAATCGCCAACAGAGCCAACACTAGCTTTTGGAGCACTTCCAGAAAGTTGATCGTCGCTTGTTATAATTAGTGGAACTTTGTTAGTAAATGTCTGCCCACTTGTTGTTGTAGCAGCTGAGCTATTCCATTGAAAAATACCAAATTTTGTACTTCCAGTATCAAACCATAATTGTCCATCTTCAGGCTGTCCTGCTGGCGCATGTGGTGTTGCTTCTAGCTGTGCTAGGTCAACATCTGCACGTACTACATACGCACGATTGCTAACACCTAAATAACTGTAAGCTGCTTGGAGACCGTATTCGTTTTGCTCTCCAGCGTGGATTGGATTGTTGTTTGCATCAGTTTTGAAACTTGGTGTTCCGAATGTATCTGATAAATCTTTTTGACTTGTCAATAAAAATACTTTACCGGCATTTGCTTGAGTTGTACCTTGTGCTGTACCAGTACCTGCACCATTTGCTTTGTCTTGCTCTGATGCAACAATAATTAAAGGGGTTGTTCCGGGAGCGGCACTAGTATAAAAACTTTCGTCAATAACTGTTACGCTTACGCCTGGTGAACTTAGTTGAGCCATTTTGTGATCTCCATGAATGCTATATTCCTATTTGTATTTAGTGGATTTTGGCTTTTTACACTAGTTATCAACTATCAAAAAGGGATCGAAAAGGCTTAAATATCGTTATGAGACCTTTATGTACATGCGGTTTTCGACCAGCAGCAGTAAACTATATTAAAAACGGTCGAACTTACTATCGTAAATTGTGCGAAGCTTGCCTTAAAGGTGGCAAGTATGCGGGTATAGCACGATGGTTTCGTGCAGGTTATAAGATAAAAAATATCTGCGATAAATGCGGATTTAAGTCACCGCATAAAGAAGTGTTTGCAGTTTTTCACGTTGATGGTGATTTAAACAACTGTAAACATACAAATCTTAAGACTGTGTGTGCAAACTGTCAGCGTGTCCTGCATAAAGAGGGGATTCGTTGGCGTCAAGGTGATTTAGTACCAGACCTTTAACTTTACCAAACAATTCGTCTATACTGCCATTGTTGTCAAATATGTGATCAAATTTAGTACCAACCCACGCAGTTTCGCTGGCGTGTATTTTAAATTTATCTAGGTTACTTTTGCTCAATGCCCATCTAACATTTCCGTTAGGGCCTCTATTGACGTTTACTGCATCCTCATACCATTCTGGTAATTCACCCCGTTGTACCCATACAATAATCCCGCCTGCTTTTCGAATACTTTCAATTTCGTTAGGAAAACGACAGTCGCTTATAACAATATCATCGGTAGAATTACGAAGTTTGTTTTCTAAGCTGGCAATCCAAATATCATCGTGGAAACCTTTACGACAAACTTCTGTGCCCCAATATTGCAGAACCCAACGAGGAGTTAGATTGGGCATATTCAAACGTTCTGCCCACCATGGGTCTACTTGTTCACGCCATTCGCGGGCTTGTTTAGTTCGCCCTTCTAAGAGTGTTCGGTCCCATCCAAAAACTTTACTAACAGCATCTTTTAGTGTGTTAGCAAAACTTTCTCTTCGAAAACCATGGTAATTTGTTAGATAATCGGCAATAGTGTCTTTGCCCGATCCAATGAAACCGCATACTCCAATGATCATAGAACTCCCCTGTAATAGTTCTAGTATATAACAGAATTATTACAAGGTCAAAAGTTTTTTAACCAATTACAAATGTGTATGGAGTGCCGCCTGGTACTAGTTCGTAAATTTCTTTTTCAAGTTTTTCAACTTCTTTGTCGCCTTCGGCTTTGAGTGCTGTACCGTTAAGTTGTATGCCGCTGCCGCCAGGGCCAGCGATGTTTCCAAACTTGCTACGAGCTTCACCAAGTATCTGCTTACAAACTGCTAGAGTATAATCATACAACCACTGTTTTGCATAGATATCTTGAAGCAGTACAAAATCAGGACGATAGTTGTGTGTGCGTAATAGCACTTGTTCACCTTGTGCAAATGGACGCTGTAGAATAGTTAGTACGTGATTGCTTTGTCGCCATTTGAATTCAATATATGCTCCAAACATACGACCAACTAGTTTTTGATAACCCGCAAATAATTCGTAGGTTGCTAGTCCGCCCATCATACTACCAGTTAACAAATAGCTGTTTGTGTACGCCAAGTTGAATGGCTCGAACAATGTTCCGCCTGCACCTAAACCGCTACGTGAACCTACTGCACGTCTAAAAATACTTTGTACTTCAATTACTTCATTTGGCAGTCTATATTCGTTAACGTCCTGCATTAGTTCTAAGAACATGTAACTTTCTTCTACTGCTGCACTACTGCGCTGACGAAACTTTGTTAGAGCACGATCTAGTGCTATTTCATAGTGCTTTGGATCTAGTTCTACTTCAACCATTCCATCGCCCAACATGGTTTTAACGTAATCAAATGCTTTATTACGCTCTATAGTGCTGTCGGATTCACCTGGATCTGTTGGGTAAATATCTGCCATATTAAGTTCTCCTAGTATATTTATCTAGCGATAAATATCATTATGCCACGTTTATCATTATACAAACCCGAAAGAGGGCAAGACTACAAATTTATGGATCGCCAGATTTCTGAGATGTTTCAGGTTGGCGGTACGGATGTGTATTTGCACAAGTATCTAGGCCCTAAAATTGCCACAGAAGGCACCGCAGATCAGCCTATATATGATGCGGTTAAAGAAACAAACATTCAAGATTTGCTGTTTTTAGAAAATCGCGATAGAAAATACGACGAAGAAATCTACAGAATTCGCGGACACTATAACGTACAAAATATTGACTTTAACCTAAGCCAATTTGGTTTGTTTATTGATAACGACACAATTTATATGACTGTGCATATTAATGATTTTATCAAATATGTTGGTCGTAAACCTATTAGCGGTGATGTTTTAGAGTTGCCGCATTTACGAGATAATTTTGCGTTAAATGAATATGAAATTGGATTACCAAGATACTATGTAATAGAAGATGTTGGTCGTGCAAGTGAAGGTTTTAGTGCTACATGGTATCCTCATTTGTACAGACTAAGACTTAAAAGGATTACTGATGCTCAACAATTTGCTGACATTCTTGATAAACCAGCAGTTGATGCTAACGGTGATCCTACTGATAAGACTCTGAGAGAAATACTCAGCACACGAGCCAAAGAACTAGAGATTAATGACGCTGTTATTCTACAAGCAGAAGCAGATAGTCCACAAAGTGGTTACGAAACTAGACAATTTTATACTTTAGCAGTTGACGAAAAGGGCAAGACTACCCTTAATACATCTGACACTAGTTCACTTGATGCAAGTATAACAACAATCACTGCTCTTGAAAGCAATAAACGTCCTGTAAGAACAGGTTACACAGGATTTTTAGTTGGGGATGGCTTTCCGCAAAACGGTTATGACTTTGGGCATGGCATACAGTTTCCTGAATCACCAGGACCTGATGATTTTTTCCTTCGTACAGATTTTATGCCTAACAGACTGTTTAGGTTTGATGGAACTCGTTGGGTTAAGGTTGAAGATGCAGTTCGTATGAACATGACCAACAACGACACACGACAAACACATACTACTGGATTTATTAATAATACCACTTACATTTATAATGAAGCGATTGCTATTGATTGGATTAATCTTGAAAAAGATGTTTTCAGCTTTGACACTAACATTGACTATACAACAACTGCACTATATCTAGTTCTAAAATTAGAGACAGTAGAAATTGCTTTTACTATTGCAGAACATGTTGGTATGATAACTGATGTAGGTGGAAAGATACATGTCACATTACCAATAATTGATAGTGAACAACAGGCTATTCCATATCAAGGTACTTGGAAACTTAGCTTATGTAATAATAGAGAAGCACAACGACAAAGCCTTAGCAAGGCTCTTAGACCTAAGGCAGATTTATAATGCAGCATTTTTATGACGGCCAAATTAGACGATATATCACACAAACAATTCGTGTGTTAAGTAATTTTACTGTGCGTTACGGAGATGGTACACTTGTACGTGTTCCAGTAATGTATGGAGATGCTGATAGACAAGCTGCTTCAATAATTCGTCAAAACAGCGAAAACAAAATTAATAGTGTTCCTCGCATGAGTGTTTACATAAGCGGATTAGAACTAGATAGAAATAGATTAGGCGATCCTAGTTATGTTGGCAAGGTGCATGTTCGAGAACGAGAAATTAATGACAGCGATCCTGCAAATCCTGTTTACACTACTGGTCAAGGTCGCAATTATACTGTTGAAAGATTAATGCCAACACCTTTTAAATTAAGTTTAAAATGTGATGTATGGACGGCTAACACTGAACAAAAATTACAGTTATTAGAACAAATACTTGTATTGTTCAATCCTAGTTTAGAACTACAAACAACAGACAATTATATCGACTGGACCAGTTTGACTGTATTAAATTTAGGCCAGGTAAATTGGACAAGTCGTACTGTTCCAATTGGCAACGATACTCCTATTGATATTGCTAGTCTAAATTTTGACACTCCTATATGGATTAGTCCCCCAGTTAAGGTTAAACACCTTGGTGTTATTACAAAAATTATTACTAGTATACATCAAGGATCTGCAATTGATAAGAATACTTATATTGACGGACTTGGACAACCGTTGGCAGGTCCAGAAATAACTAT